AATCGACGCATCCTTTAGCTCTGAGCTACCAACAGAATCAGCCCCGAGTGCAGTATCGTTCACTACACCAGCAGCGAACATAGCTGAAGCTGAGATAGCACCGGTTTGCAGGATGCCAGCCGGGATAGTGTTAGCCACGAACATGTTGGCGTTGTTGAGAGCACCAGCACCAACAATGTGAACGTGATCGCCAGCAGCAGCCTGGGCACCTGAGCCTGCCGATAGTGCTGTACCGATAGCTACAGGAGTAGGACGGGTACCGAGCGCACCACCGTATGCATGTCGGGCGGTAAGGTCGTGTCGGGTACCATCCGTCTTCATATATTGGGTGTGCTCATCAATGGTGGTGTCATTGATGTGACGGTTGGCCTCGTCGTAATCAGCCTTATAGGTACCGTGGATCACAGATCCATCACTACCAACAGAGTGAGTCTTGGCTGAGGTATCCCCAACGCCTCTTGTCACACCAGTACAGTTACCACCAGCCTGGTTGGCAACTGTTACATGCTCTTCAGAAGGGGTGTCAGGATCAAGGATAACAGAGAATGGTCCGTTAGCACCACCTGTCGGCCAGCCTGCATTGCTGTTAAGGGTGAAGCTGGTATCACCTGTACCAATACCAGTACCGAGCCTAGTAGGAACTGCCGCACCAGCGTAATGACGGCGAGCCATTAGAATTCCTCCTGTAGAACCTGTACATCTACTAGGCAGGTTCCAGTGAATCCAATACCTTGCAGCAGATCGTCAAGGTGATCAATTCGCCATCTATCTGCCAGGATAACTGCTGGGTATGAACGGGGACCGATCTTCAACTGGGTAGGATTCTTACTCTTCTGGAGTTTGGCAAGATCATCCAGAGCAGCCCAGGGATCAAACGGGAAGTCATTACCATCAAGGTCAGTAACCTGACGGGAGATGAGCAGCGGGAGTCGCCAGACCCGAGTCACAGCCGGAATCACTACAGATGAGAATGTCCATGATCCAAGCTGCTGCCCGAGAGTAGGAGTAGTGCCATCCCGCTTAAGTTCTATACGTAGCTCAAATGTCCGGCCAGTTATCTGCCCCACTTGGAAACTCTCATGGTGCTCTTCATGCTCGCCAATGAACAGGAAGGATCCATCATCTACCGAGATGTAGAACCCGTGCGAGCCACCTTCACCAATCTGGACAACATCGACATACATACCGATCTTATCCTGATTAGTGTTGTAGGTAATCTCCCCTGTGTCGAGAGTACCGGACGGGACCAGGTTACGGCTATGGTGAGTAGCAAACACACCTACACCTGACACAGTAAACACCCTGATCCCGTTGAACGTGACGACTGACAGTACTTCATTCTGAGTTGTCGCCATCAAGTCCGATGCGTATGCAGGGACGAGTAGACCAGGATCCCCGAATTCCTGGACGTTAAGTCTTCCGAGTCCCGTTTGGGTACTGGAGTAGTTGCTGTATCCCCACCAGATGAAGTTCTCTTGACCTTCAAAACAGCGTACAGGCAGAGGTGTCGACACCCTGGCCCCGATGTTGAGGTCACCATTGTTGTTGACTTGTGCAAAGCGCCACCCCGGTTGCAGTCCAACACCCATGAAGATGAATGGTCCAAGGTAGCCATAGAGGGATTCGATCTGCTCACCCTCGAATTCAGCAGCAACTACAGGTGCGTCCAGCCCTGTGCCATCAGCTTTGATGACTGCCTTATAGATCAGGGACTTATCGCCTGCGTACCCTCCCATGTAAATGGCGTTACGTCCCTCAGCGAAACACGTCCAAGTGAACCCAGTATTGGGATGAGTGAAGAGTAGCGGAGCACCAGCACCACCGAGAGCTACACCGCCTCCACCTTGTGCTGCAACTGTGATATCCCAAACAGAGTTAGCACTGGCTGCCAGAACCCTTCCTCGTACATATGCAACAAGGGTAGCTGTGCCTGTGATATGGGCCGCACCCGCCCAGGCTGTGAGTCCTGTGTTCGTCTTCCAAATGCCTGCTGATCCATGTGCAGTCCAGACATTGAAGCCATCCGAGGCTATGGAAGAAGGAGCAGTACCAGGTGGAGCGCCGGTAAGAGCAGTGAAAGTAGGAGTGTCCAGATCGACATTGGAAGTCCTCGATACTGCTGTACCATTTGTTAGGTATAGGAAGGTGCCAGCTACAGCGAACCGGAGATTAGTGTTAGCTGATGACAGCTTCTGATCAGTATCGTGGAGTAGACCAAGATGGTACTTAGTCCAGATATCCATGCCGGTACTGTTGTCGAACCTGAATGCCTCACTACCATCCCGGTCTGAACAGCGCTGTCCAGCCCCAAGATGCCAAGAGTCAGTGCTCCGCCTCCATAACCCTTCAGGGTTATAGGAGTGCTCGCCCGGAGTATCTCGCTGATCCTGCTGTTGCCTTAGAGGTTGGACAGGCTCAAACCCGAACTGCTCTGCATACTTGTAGTCGATATTGTACGGGAACTGCCCGATCGACAATGGGAACGAGTACGGGGCGAATTCACTAGAGCTAACGCCACCGTAAAGGGTATGGCCTATACCCTTAGCAATCCCCCGTAGTGTTGCACCAGCCATCTACCACACCTGATCCGGGAACATACGCCGCAACCTACGCCGCTCTCTCTTTAGAGTCTGTGTGTACAGTTGCAGGAATGGCCGCATCGTGTTCATGGTTGCGCCCGGAGGAACCTCTTCCCCACGTCGAGTATCGGGCTGACGATCAAGGAATGTCCGCTTAACTTCCCTACCACCTAGTGCATTGATAGCAGCACCATAGGACAGGATCTTATGGGCTTCCTTATGTAGACCGGACACGGCAAGGATATCGTCAGCCATGTTGACTAGTGGATCGAATCCAGCCTTGTACGACACCCTGACAGGATGGCTAGGGAACCCACCCGTTTGCAGAGTGATTGCTTTACCCGATGGGAAATTAGCACCAGCATCAGGGTTCAGTTCCCAGTCCCGCTTGGAGACATCAAACCAATCCTTAGTACCTGGTACAGCATATCGGACACGCCAAATGTCAATGAAGTCGTCATCAACTACAAGCTCATGAGCACGATCTATAGGTGAGAAGTTAAACTCAGAGAACTTGATCCGGAATAGACCATCACCTGAGATGTCTTCAACTGTCTCGTTCACATACTTAGCTAGACGGAAGTCAGTGAACTTAGCATTGATCCTGACTAGATCGTCAGTGGCGTGGGAAGCAGGAGTGCTACCATTGAACCCTCGGATCACTGTGACCGACGTACCTGACTTAGCTACGACGTACAGTTCCTCTAGGTTAATTCCAAGGATAGCTCCCTCTATGATCTGTGGTGCATCAAACTTAAGAGTAAGTGCAGTGACAGACGAGTTGATCCCAGCCGATAGCTGAGCGATACGTTCTCCACCTGAAGTCATCAAGTGGATTCTTGTGTTAGAGATAGCTTCCTTGAACGTCGTCATGGTTACCGACGGTTGTTAGCCCCAGCACCAGGAAGCTGCCGGACCCGACTACGTCCCGTGCCTTGTTCCTTGAGGTTGGCTTGATCTTCCTGCATAACTTCAGGCCCACCAGGGTCAACACGTCCCGTCTTGGAGCCGGTGGGATTGTTGGTGTTCTTCCCGCCAGAGGGAGCCTTGTTTCCCAGCTTGGGAACCCTACCAGTGTCGCTACCAGGCATCGTTACCTCTTTACTTAGGTCTTACTTAGGATCGTCGTAGTCGATCTTTACTGGTCTATCGGTCACATCATACACAGTCTCTCCGTACCGCTCCCGAGCGGCCGCCCCCTCCATACGCCGGGGACGATAACCCTGTGCATGAAGACGCTTATAGGCTGCCATATCCCGATGCCAACGCTTCTCTCTGATGATCGTTTGCGTGGTGGGTTCGTCAGGCAGACCCTCAGTCTTAGTTACTGTACGTGAGGGGATAGCTGTAGCTGACAAATGGAAGCCCTTGAGGTGATCCACGTACTCAAGCTTGCAGTTATCGGGATCCTTACAACACTGAGGATGAGACATTGCTATTCGTACACTCCGTGGCTTCTCGTGATGCAGCCCCCGGAAGCACCGCATCCGATAGTACGTACCTTTAGGGCAGTCCCGTGAACGGTCGCCTGGATAGTGGTATGGTCGGTGGCTCCAGTTAGGAAGCAATGTGGAGCCGGATTAAAGATGGCAGCCCCCACACTGCACGGCTGGACGTGGGTGTGTCCGCTATGAGCCGTAGTTACCTCAACCGTGGTGTAGATGGAGCAGCCGTCGCTGAGCAACTTCAGCTGAGCGAAGCCGTCGCCGAAGTTGCCGTAGATGACGCTGTGCGTGCATGCGTCGCTCTGCGTGTACCACTGTCCGGGCGGCAGGTAGTGACCAAGAGCAGGATCTACGAATCCTAGATTAACGCCAACTACGATAGCTAGCGTAGCGATGATGGATAGAATGGTTCGTCTCATGGTGTGATGTTAGCTCCGTATCCGGCAGCAGTAAGATCATCTGCTTGCTGTTGAGTAATGGGGTATACTCCCCCGCCCATGTAAACCTCTACTGCGTTAGCTAGGGACTCCACATCATCATCAACATCAGTCGTAACCTGATCATGGTTGAAATGTCGATTGACATAGCCACCCTGATACGGGAACTGGCTCTGATGATAGTTGCCATTCTGATCACGCCACACAGTTACACCCACATCGTAGTTACCAAAGTGGGGCCACAAAGGATGTTGATCGCCACCAATTGATGCAGGACCAACTTCTACGGGTGGAGTGAAGGTAGGCATTATGAGATAGTGGAGATATCAACCGGGGAGAAGTCTACAGCAACAAGACGTGGTGCTGAGAGTTCAGTGTTAAGGAAGACACTATTAAGCACACCAGTTGAGGATTGGTAGACTTCAATAATGCCGCCAGTATTAGCCCCGGGTACTTGTCCAGTATTGATCGGCTGCTCACTTGTCTGGATATGCATGAGTGGATCAGCAGCAGCAACTGCACCAACAACTGTAGTCCCACCCGCAAAGTTGAAGACACCATCCATGAAGCGGAAGCGGATACCCCTAAGACCAGTAGCGTTGTTGGCCCATGCAACCTCAGCAATAGCCGCAAGCCCACTACCGACCTTCTCAAAGGTAACATTAGCCTGACGGACAATGTTACCGGTATTCATGGTACCAGTACCGAGAGTACAACCAGTAAAGGAAGTGGCAGTCTTACCGGTGTACTTAACTACGGTATCTGCACCACCAAGAGTAGTAGCACGGATGACAAGATAACCAGCAGTAGCGAATGCAGGTGTACCAGTTACCGGATCAGCATTGGTGGAGACAACGTTGATAGTACCCTGAGGAAGTGCAGCAGCATCGGATCCAGCAGCGATAGTAGTAGCTGCAAAGTTAGCAACACCTGGTGACGGCACAACATCAGTTGGCCGTGCAAATACTCCCCACCGCTTACTAGGTACGTCTTCGCCAAGGGTGGTGACTGCACGGTTCCAGGGAAGTGGAGTCCAAGTAGCATTAGGAATAGCTACATTTACATCATGCTGCCAGAAGATAAGATCATCATCAGCAATGACCTGCTTCTGTAGACCACCTTGCAGAATAGTTGAAAGGACTTTACCCAAGGTTACTCCTTATGGAAGTGGGCCAGGACCACAGAGTGATCCTGGCCCATGTGCCTAGCCTTACCGATATGAAGGTTAAGGAAGAATCACTTAACCATAGAGGTAGTAACCTCGATGCGACGGATGGCCTGCTCACGGAAACGACCGAACCCGCCAAGCCAGTACCAACCAACGGGCACGAACCGGCGCAGCTTATCCGTAACCTCACCCAGCACCGTGTTAGGCATCGGGCCGGACACAAGCGAAGACCAAGTCTTAGCAAGCGCCTGGTTGCCGAGGATGATCACAGGGAACACGTCAAAGTTGCCGGAAGCACCACCGGCAGCACCACCATCAACGAACCCACCAGGACCACCCTGACCAGTAGCCAAGTTGGCAGCAGAAAGACGAGGGGTTTCGATCCATGAAACGCCCTCGAACAGGCCCGTCTCCCCGTTCCAAATCTGCTCAGGCTGGGAGTACGTATGCGGATCCCGCCAAGCGGCAGTACCCGTCTCTTCCCTAAGGTCAACAAGAACCTCAGGAGCAGCGAAACCCTTGTAGTGCCCGTTCATGACTCGCTGAACATTGTCGGACGAAAGGTTAGCCACTCGCCGACGCACATCAGCAGCCTTAAGCGTGTTGGCTGCAACAAGGGAGTTTCGAGGACCAGCGCCACCGTTACCGAAGTAGACGTTAGAGCCAGCAACAAGCACGTTACGGGCAAGGCAGTCGAAACTGATGCCGGCATTGTAGCCAACAATGTTAGCCACATCTTCGGACACCATCAGGAACGAAAGCCCACGCACACGTGCGGTGGTAAGAGCAGCGTTACCGTACTCGTTCAGAGCAACAGTGACGATGCTGTCGGACACTGCAACGGCATCCACATCAGCAGTCTCAGAAAGGACCGAAACCTTAGGTGCAAGCTCGTTGTAGATGTTGAACTGGACCGTGGAGCCACGATGAGACTGTGCAACCGGCTTAATGGAAGCACAAGCATCAAAGTAGAGCTCATCACGAAGTGCGAAGTATGCGTACTGCTCGTAAGCAGTAGTGACCTGGTTAGCTAGTGTAGTGGTGGTCGTAAGGACGTCACCCACTGGATTACCCTCCGGTTATGGGTTGTCTAACTCAGGGAACATCCCACTCATGGATCATCCCGTGACGGGGACCCTTAGACCTAAGCAATGACGTAAGCTCTTCCTTGGACTTAGTCCCCTTCATTTCCTGCTCAAAGTCACCCTTGACCTGAGTGGAACTAGACTGTCCACGAGCACGATTCATTACAGCCAAAGCAGCAAGAGCATCGTCGGGATCCACGTCTTCACCTTCATCTGTAGTGGTAGTGCTCTGTCCGTTACCGGATGAGTCACCACTAGGGGTATCAGTAGATGAAGTAGTCGTAGTCGTGGTAGTGGGTTCAGGTTCGGTCTTATAGCCAAGTTCCTTAGCCACTTCCTTAGCTGCATCACCGGAGAATTCTGTACCCTCTTCAGCTAGCTCACGAAGAATGGTACGCCGCTGACGCTTACTAAGATGCGCTAGACCTGCATCCCTAAGTTGCTCATCCTGCTCCAAAGCCGTAAGTCTATCCTTAAGAGCCTTGTTCTCGTTGGATAGCTCATCCCGTTGCTTACGAAGATCGCCAGGATTGTCTTGATCGTTCTGTCCCTGAGTATCTGCCATGATTCCTTTGTCTCTCCGTCGTGCCTTACTCACCTAATACGGAGGCTATAGGTGGAGGCTTTACTGCTGACAACCTAGATGTGATACCGGAGGGTGTCTAGCTCTAGGTAGCTGTGGGGAGTATGCCGTATGGGGAGGGTAGTTGTCTAGCTTTCTGCTGCACCGACAGCGAAACCTTGCTGTCCCTGGGCGAAGCTACCCGAACCCTCAAACTCAGCCATACGCTGTCTCTGTCGACGTTCGATCTTAGTGGCTACATCAACATCACCGGCAAGGAAAGCGATCTGCTCATCCTGCGTGATGATCTCTTCATTGAACCCGAACGGGTGCCATAGCTCTTCCATACGGCCAAGCTCAGTGAACCCTACCTGAGCCTGCTCCCGAGTCAGGCCAACTTCCTGTAGCCGTTGTGCCTGAGTTTGGGTTAGTTGTCCCCAGCCGGTACGGAGTGCAGCACCAGCTATCTGTGCCTGACGGAACTGCGACTGTAGCGCCCCGAGTTCAGCCTTCGGGTTCATGAAGTACCGCATGAGGTTCCCGGTATCTGCTGCCGGGTTCATCCTCATTAGCTCGCTGAGAGTCTCGTCATCAGACTGGAAGATAGCCTCAGCGGTTAGGTCGAACCGTGACTGTAGTTCGACATTGGAAACCTCATTGGCAATCAGGTTATCCACTTCCTCTTTACTTAACGTCATGCCCCACATAGCAGCATTGGCATGAGCAAACTTCTCGTAGGCGATGTATTCATCTACAGAGATAGGTGGACGGTTAGCAGCTTCAAGAGCGAACATGCCAGCGAACCGCTTCTTAAACTCTTCCCGCTTGTAGAGTTCAAGGATAATCTGCTCTTGTGACCAGTCTTGAATGATGGCCTCAGTAGCCCAATCAGTTAGTGAGGACAGACCATACTGTCTAAGGATTTCCGTCAGGTAGACGGCTCTCATATCTACCGGCATCACAGACATTATGCACGCTTCCCGAATTGGCTAAGGAGGAAGTTAGTAACGCTGGCATCCATTTGCTTAGACTTAGATGTCTTCCAGAAGTTGCCATCCCGCCTAGCAAGCACCTTAGTTTCGTACAGAGATGCTGGACGGATACCTGATCCCGGATCATTACGGCCAATGATAGACTGCATGAAGTGGGCTTCAGGATCAATGGAGTCGGGACTTACCTCCCACTCATCACCAATGGTTTGCAGATGAGATGAGAATAGGTCCCGCATAGTCTTGCCACGACCAAGCTCTTCCTGCAACCACGGGTAACGGGACTGTGCATGCCACTGCAACATGTAGCGGATAGCATTCTCATCCTTGTAACCCATTGCCAGGTCGATAGCATTACCATACACATCATTCTCGGGTAGGTGAGTGAAGTACTCACCCTTTGCCATGTTGTGAATCTGATTGGCAGCCCCAAGAATCGAACCGTTAACCAGCCTGTTAACCCCTGATCCGAACGTGGAGTACAGGTGGTTCCTCAGGTAGAAGTTAAACTCCGCAGAGCCAGGTTCGATCCCCTCCATGATGTTGTAGTTAGTGATCCAGTCCCACTCTGCGTTGGTCATATCGAAACCAAGCTTGGTAGTAAGATCCTTAACCTGATACCCGAATTCCTGACGACGACGCCAAGCCTCGGCAGGATCGGTGTTCTGTAGAATCTCCCACTCACGACGCTTAGCCGATCGAGTCCTAAACCAGCCAGTATTCATTAGCTCGGCCTGGAACTTGAGAGGGGAATAGGGAGTCAGAGGATCGACTGCACGTGTAAGTAGTGGACCCACTTCCGGATCAGCAAGAAGGAACTGGAAGAATGGGTACTGTTCTGCGACCATTTCAGCGGTAGATGCCATGATCAGTACCAGTTGTTCCGCAGGTGGAATGCTAGGGCGTTACGAGGATTCCCGTACCTGGACTTAATGTACGTCAACCCTGCTTGGATTTGAATCTGAGGATTAGTGGACTTCTGGAAGCCAGTACCGGCCCATGTCCCGTTAAGGAACTGGGCGATACCGAACGCTGTAGAACGAGGATTCTGAGCCAGAGGGTTCCATGTAACACGGCTAGAACCCGCTCCCGGGTCCCCTGATTCCTTATTCCAGAGTGCTACTAGAGCAGGATAGTCTTCCGGAGAGAACCCGTACTGCCCGAATAGCGATTGTGCGTAAGCCCCTAGCTGACCCTTATCCCCAGCCGGTTGGATTTGGACATCAGTGTTCTGGAGGTTAGTGCCACTGACTACAGGCTGTGAGTACTGAGTGGGAGATAGAGGTGCAGTTTGGTGGGCACCAGCTTCAGGCACTTGACCGCTAATAGAGCCAGTCGGATCAACCATATCCTGAACGTTCTCAGAGGTAGGCTGAATGAACTGCTGAGCAGACTCTAATGGATCAAGGAGTTTGTTGGCCCCGGAAGTGAATTCGTCCCCTCCAATAACCGACATAACTGATGCCATACGGTTAGCGAGCACGTCCTCAGGACGGGCCATAGGACCGCCACCGATGTAGTTCAGATTGTATTGGATCCCCATGTTGTTGAAGTCAGGTTCACCACTAGCCTGTACGCCTTCACCTAGCTGGCCATGCCAAGGCTCGTCGTCCATCGGGAACACCAGGCCATACTTACGGCCAAGTTGCTGGGCCAGACGCAAGTCGCCACCAAAGTCAATAGCAGCACCGTGTTCATGACGTGATGTGCCAGGTCGAGCTACCCGAGGAACATCATGCCGCCCAGCTTTCCATTCGTTGTAAAGATGAGCCTGCTGTTGACCTGACCGCCAGCCTGACCCGATCCAAACCCGGCCACCACTCTCCATCATGATCATATTAGCGATCTGCCGAAGGGTGGGGTTCAGGTTATCGTATGCAGGTGTACCAGGACCGTAGCCAGGCATTAGCCAATCCCCCAAGCGGGAGAGGCTAGAAGCTGCATAGCCTCGTTCATGTACTGTAGACCACGGTAGTTAGCAACACCCTGAGGATTCTTAGCCTCAACCTCTGCCTGAGCATACGCTTCAGGAGACGGGATATCGACCACTGAGCCACCCGTCAACTGCTTATCGTATGCCTCCTGCTGACGCTGAACTTCCATGTCGTTAAAGGCTTTGGTCATCATCTGAACTTGATCAGGAGAAAGAGCCTGGCCAAGTAGGTTCATGGACGTCTCTCTCAGGACTAATTCAAGGGTACGAGGGTCAGTGGTACGAGTGACTAGCGGTGCCCGTGTAGGACCAGCAGCTTCCTCAGCACTAACAATATTGCCAAACTCATCAATGGTCATCTTGCCGCCCGCTTGACCACTACCTTCAACCTGAGAACGTAGATGACCAAGGGCTGTCTGCCACGTCATGCCATGCTGGTTTGCGTAAGCCAACAGGCGCCGGAATGCAGAAGCGGTTTCCTCTCCCCAGTCCCCCGAGATGACGTTGGCATTAGGGTCATACAGACCTACGAAGGCTAGCTTTGACTGTAGATCCCGGATGACGTTACTAGTGAAGTTAGCAGGCGCATACTCCATGTCAGCATAGTAACGAGGGGAGATGTTCGCTTGACGTGAAGATGAGCGAGCAACAGGACCTATGTCTCGCTTGGTGTAAGAGAACCCGTGCGGGTAATAGTGTGGAGATAGATGAGCGGGTGCAGCAGCACGATACCCAACGTTTACGCCAATGGGCTGGGGAACACCACTAGCACCACCACCAAGGCCACCAAGGATCTCATCAGCAGCATCATCAAGACTAGTAGGCGTAGTGGTACCAGTAGTAGGGCCAGGTTGTCTAGGTCTGTAGTACCGTCCACCGTAATCAACAGGCATCGTTATTCCTTAATGAGTTCCCTACTAAAGACCTGTTCCCAAAGCGGCTGGAATGCAGGGTACTTATCGATCAGGGCTTGTGCCTCAGACCTTAGTGCCTCACGGATAGGTCGCAACGCCTTGGCCTTAGTGAAGCCCTTGATGTTCTGATCAATTGCACCACGTTCCTTCAGAGCGTCAACCAGCCCCTGAGCATCTACACGTAACTGTAGGTACTCGGTGAGCGCAGGCCCGGCAGGAGTGGCAAGGATATCCTTATCTTGACCTGCAACTTCAAGTTGCTTGATCATGTCATCAATCTCTGGCTTCTCCATGCGACCGACGACAGCAGACGGATACTCTTCATCAACCAATGCTGATAGCTCTTCCCAGGCGTTACGCTGTTCCTGATCCATATCAGCATATGAGTTGACACCCATCTTATCCATAAGCTTGCTACGCCAGTACCGGTTAAGCCAATCAGCAGACATAGCGATCTGTTGCTTGGCCGATAGTGAGCGCCTATCTCCCGAGGCAAACTGGCGGGTATAGGTGTCTATGTCGAATTCACCGGAGGGAGCGAAGAGGGCATACACAAGGGGGTACTTGCCAGCAAGTTCAGGGTTATCATCAATCCATGCCTGTCCTTCTTTGGAATCTGGAAATCCAGGGACGGCGGTTGCTGATGCTGCGACAAGTGCTCCAATTGCGTCCTCTCCATACTTCTCTACGAACGTGGCGACAGAGGTATCAAAGTCCTCGCTATCCATCTTGTGAAACTCTTCAGCCAGAACAACGGCTGATAGCCGCTTACCCGACTTGTCTTCTACATACCACTCAAGAGAGGGAGCAGCCGGAAGCCAGAATTGGGCGATAGAGCGGATCCAATAGACCTTGTCAACTGATGCCTTAGCATCCTGCCATACCCGAGCCTGCTCTGCGGCCGTATAGCCATACTCACCAGTAGACATAAGATGCTGTGCCCGCTGGGCTACAGTGTTCTCGTAAAGCCGCTTGTCATCGTTAGTCTTGATGCCAACAGCAGAGAGAGCAGTCTTAAGCCAACCAGGAGCATAGGTCTTCCAGTCGGTAATCTCTTCACCCTCAGGAGCACCGAACGGGAGTAGTACCTCTTCCAAGGCTTCTAGTTCTGGCTTGTCCTTAAGGAACCATGCAGCAGGGATTTGGGCAACAGGTCCCAAACCCGGCATGATTTCCCCGAACATAGACAGACCTTGAACCCTACCTTCCATGTCGATAGGTGCTCCAGTAATGGCAGAGGTAAGTGCTCCCACCCACGGGTAGGTAAAGGACAGTTCCCCAAACCTGTTCTCGTGGAAGAACCCGCTGTTGATAGACCCCTCGATAATCTGCTGTCCACGACGCACAGGCTTACCCATAGTCTCTCGGGTAAGACGGCCCCAGGTAGACATAACCTCAAACCATGCATCACCGAATGGGAAGAAGTTGCGGGTGATGTCAAAGATTTGCCGGCGCTCAGCGTAGGAGTAAAGAAGCTTCTGCGACTTGTCCATCGCCCGACCCTTAGCGAGCATGTCCATCTCATCAAGGTTCAGCTTACCCTCTACCTTAGTACGGGCAAGATGTTCCATATGCTTGAGAGTGCGGTTCGGGACATTGAGAGAGCGAGCCTTGGAGATAAGCTGCTCACGTGCTTCCTTGGTACCGAACTGAACAAAGTCGGATAGCTCACGTCCATACTGCTGACGGAACACAGAGCCACGTGCCAGAAGGTTCTCAGACTTAGACATAGCGCCATACAGGAAGTTCTGTACAGCGTAACGCTTAAGGGCCGGATAGTCGGACTTGCCACGTAGGGCCTGCTGCATACGACCGACAACCACGTTAGGTCCGTCGTCCATGAACTGAGAGAGATACTTGGTGAATTCAGGGTTCAGTTCAGGATTGCCATCTGCTAGTGAGCCAGACCGGTAGATGGAGTGAGTCTCACCGGCAGCATCAGTCCATTCCCCACTGCGGAGGGTGTCAAAGATGTCAGTGTTACCCTTGGCAAGGAACTGGAACCGCTGATCAATCTGGTCCAAGTAAGTGCGAAGTTGGGCAGGAGTTTCCAGGTTGCCAGGGAAGGCTTCCTGTAGTTCTCTGACGAACCCTCTACCTTCACCATGCTGCATCCAATCCATCATCTCATCTAGAGAGTTGGAGTTGATCCAGCGGGAGTAGACAGGGTCATAGTTGAACTTCATTAGCTGCCTAGCCCACGCATGCAGATACTCTTGATCAGCATGACGACCCTTAGCGTAAAGGGTTGTTTGAGTAGTTGTCTCGGCAGCCCCGGGACGATGCGCCCAGTTATGGACCTTAGACAGGGAGCTATCGTACTCTAGAACCTCGTCCCATTTCTCGCCTTGGATAGATTTAGGGATACGGGGAGCGATGTCTCTCAGACCTGGGATCTTGCCGGTAGGGATCTTCTTCTTGGACAGCATGAACCCGAGCGCTTCCAGAGGATGACCCGAGAACAGAGAGTCAAGCCCATCAGCGGCAATACGGATCTGACCTTCACCCAGTACACGGACCAACCATGCGCCACGTGCAAGCGCTAGAGGCTTCCAAACCTCTTGCAGCATATAGTCCACAAAGGCGCCGGGAAGCTCTACGGCAGTACGGAGAGCACCATCTTCCGGAAGCTTGGAAGTAAGAGTAGGGAAGCGGCGGGTAATCTCCCGTAAGGCACGAGGATCAGGGAACGGCATCCAATCCTCTACCAGTTCGATGAGTGCATGGGGACCGGGGATAAGAGTCTCTTCCCCGTTAGCAAGCATCTTCTCCCAGGTAGGAACCTCTACACCCATCTCATCTACAAGGCCACGCCACATCTCATTAAAGCTGGTCTTATAGAGCCTCATCATCTGATCAGCAACATCTTGAGGGATGTTATGTTGAGCAAGGAGAGAGTTAGGTCCGGAGCCGAAGATTTCCATGATGGTGTTACGACGGCCGGACTTAGTGCGGGCGGTAGAGAGTTTGTTGAAGGCTTCCTCTAGCGCCTCTTCCGGAGCATTGACGTTACGGAAGGACCGCATAACCTGGTTCATAGTCTCTACCGGGTTACGGAGATGAGTACCGATACCCGGCATCTTGTCCATAAGACGAGAACGAGGCATATGCGGGCGCACATGAGCAGCGATACCGTGGCCCCACGATGATGTTACATCAGCTACCTCACGGATCTCGCCACGATCAATAGCATCAGTGAGGATAGCTCGGGTTTCCGATGACTCAGTAGTACGTGCAAGATCATCGTATAAAGCGGGATCATGCTTGAATTCTAGCTTACCACTGTTCAGCTTCTTAGCGATTTGGTAAGCGGAGGTTGTGGAAGTGATGTCTTCAACCGCTCTGGCACCACGAGGTGAATCGAACACCTTCTGAGCAGTAGTGAAATCGACAAACGGGCGACGACCACGAGAGCCAAGGATGCCAGCAGCTAGATGTGGATCTAAGGCTTCAGCTTCAAAGAGTCCCCGAGCCTTCCGGATCTGTCCAGCCTTCCCAAGTCCAACAGAAGTTGGATCTGCAAGCTGGATAGAGAAGTCCACGAAACCGGACATGACATCAAACGGAACAGTGTCGGGCTCTGTAACAGCGGAAGCAATCCATCGTCCCCAGGTGATGTTGTGCCCACCGATCTGTCCATGTTCCGCTTCCCGTCTCATTCTCTCTTTGGCAACTTCGGAAGTAGGAGACACAAAGAACCCTGATCCTGTATCTATATCTTCACCGGACAGTAGACCCTCGGTAGCAATAGCAATATCAGTCTCAGAAAGATCAGCGGTAATGGCTTCCCTACCGACACTCTTAAGGCCAGCAGCGAACCCTTCCCGCTGTACACGTCCTACTGCATCATGAAGTGCTCGACCGGTGGTCTGGATTTCTTGGATAGGCGCATTGGCGATCATGCCAGCAGTACGGGCAACTGGCTGGACAACCTGATAGGCCGGCTCCACGACGTTCTGGACACCCTGAATAGCCTCACTCAGTACTGGTACTGATCCTGCACGGTTAATGGGTGATTGGAGTAGGGCAGTCCTGATGTCGCCCCTCTTGATGACTTCAGTGTTGCCGGTCTTAGGATGGAAGTTGTACCAGTCCCCGTCCTGCATAAAGGGAATAGGCTTAGTGGACCCCTCGTTATCTGAAATCAGGCGGAGAAGGTCCTTGAATTCCTTATCAGCCTGCCTATCCTCGTCACTCTCGTACTCCCAAACCGGCTTACCATTCCTCCGGCCAGAGTACTTAGGGCGTGCGGGACGGACCAGGTTGTTGTCCTCGTCGATGTAACCCTTGGCTCTGTACTCCTTAAGCGGGTCATCAACCAGTTCAGGAGGAGGGCGGCTAGGCAAGTAACCCGATGCCTCAAGCTGGGGATCAAGACGACCAGGATTTAGCTCGGATGCACGGGTACGACTGCCGGTATTGATACGCCCTGAGGCTACTGCTTCTGCTAGTGAAGTAGCTGCAACCCTAACCATGTCAGGGTTATTCGGGTAGTAGCCAGCCATAGAAGCAGCACGGACCACACCCGGCTGCATCCACGGGTAGTCACGGGCATAGTTGGCGTAAAGAGCAGCAGACGTTGGGGTGAACTGACTGACCTGCGCCTCGATACCACGACGACGCAACATGACAGCTTCAATGTTGCGTATCTCGTTGAATGGATTGGTGTTTGCGGGATCGCTCGGCATCAGAACTGTAGGGTTGATTCCAGGTAAGCGATGTAGTTACGAAGGTCAGGATTAGGGTATTCAAGGAAGAGACGACGGGCGATACCCAGTTCGGGACTATCCTGCGTCATGATGCCTAGTGCTTCCGGTCCTGCACCGGGACCGATAGGCAAACCGGCAGTCACAGGCTCATTTGGGTTAGCTGTAGGGTCACCCAAGCCTGGTACATCACCAGGTGCCAACATAGGCTGTCCCTGTCCTCCACCCTGAGGGGATGGAGGGCTAGATGGAGGACCTGCCGGCGTGACACGTAGACCCTGAGCCTGCTGTACACCCTGTCCATACTGAGCAGAAGCAGGAAGGTTAGAAGGTCCTATAGGTGCCCCTGGCGCACGCATATCCTTCCGGTTGGGGTACTGACCGCCAACCGAACCTGTACGGGGACCACCACGGTTATCACCCATCGTCTGTTCCTATCTAGTAGCTGCCGCCACCCTCATTCTTGGGCGCAGAAGTGAGGCGCTTCTTGTTGGGAGCAGGCATGGACGTGTGCTTGATGGGTGCTTTGACTGCACCGGGAGTAGCAGCAGGCTGAGGGGTAGGACGGGGGATAGCAGGGGTAGGACGGCTACCGGTAGGAGACTTGGTATGCGTCTCGCCATCCGGGTTCGTACCACCATAAGGATCAGTATCCCACTTGTTACCCTTACCCTTGGGAATATTAGCCATCGTTAGCTCCTGTACTTTTGGGCTTGCTGGACGGTTCCAAGACTACCTAGAAGCTGCGTGTACCTCGCCATTGAGTCCGGTGGCGCCGGGATTGGGGAAGCTGCATCAGGTGTACCGGCTGCACCAGGAGTAGAGGTTCCCGGTTGCGGCCCAGGTCCACCACCCTGGCCTGCTTGTTGGGCAGCCATTGCTTCTGCTGCTGCCTGTTGCGCTTCCTGGACTTCCTCATCAACTTCTATGAAAGCCTTCAGTAGTTCCTTACCCTTTTCGACCTTCTGATCTAGCTTAGCAAGATGGATTGGCTGGATACCTGAATTCGGATCGGGATTAGCAACCAGTTGCAATATCATAGCCTTGAATGCCCGCTTAAGAGCCTCACGATCAAGCCGCTGAATCTCGGCTGGCACGTCCTTGATCATAGGATCGTATGTCATGAAGGTTTCGATGGACATAGACTCCATCTGGACTCGCTGTCCACCTTCAACTGGAAGATTCTGTAGATCAGCCCCGATAAAAGGGTACTCGACTACGTGACCATCAGTCTCCCATATCTCAGCAGGGGTGTAGGTAACATCACCAATGTAACCCCTTGTCTCGATGAAGAACGTCTTCTTCTTAGGGAAGAACGCCTTGTCGAGAGCGACAGCGATCTTGTTCTCTTCCTTAGATGACCGTGCAAACCGCTGCTGAGCCTGAGCAACCGAGAAGTCGATAGTGGCACCCATAACCTGAGCGCCACGTCGCCCTGAGATATGTGTACGTTGGGAGCCAAGCATCTCCGAAGGGATACCGGCATCCTTACGTTCCCCTTCCTCCATCATGTCGATGAATTCCAGGGTACGGAGAGAGGGATCAAGGGACTGCTGATTCATCTGACCGTGAGCCACAACGCCAGGGATACCACGGTAGGGATCGGGATCCTGAGTGATATCGGGTTCCTCGGGATCATTCGGGAAGCCCTGGAACCAAACAGTCGGCCAGATAGTCTTACGCTGCCCGATAACAGCAAGGGTTGTCATAGCTGCACGGGCCTGGTACATGCCAACGATACCGTCAAAGTGACCAAGCTGTTCATCTAGGCAGATACGCCCGGGACAAACAGCGAGAGGACGGTGGGCAAGGTTAGGAGCGTACTGGATACGTACAGCGCCACGTAGGCCAGGCATTCCACGACGGTAAGCCCGAGGATCGTTAGCATGACCCACTAGGATCATGGAGATTTCGTTAGAGTCGATGTACTCTAGAACCTCAAACTCGATGCTGTAGTTCTGGATATCATCATCCCAGTTCCAGTTCGGCGGCTTGGTTACCTGACCGATAGCTTCATGGTCAAAGAACTGAAGAAGCTGCTGATAGGTGTAGACATCACAGGTGATGATGTCCATAGGGATGAGTTCGTCATAGGAGCCAGGTGGCAGGAAGGTTTCGAGGGGACGACGCACGTCCCACTTCGGCCGTCTAGTTACTGGGTCAGGCTTGACGACGACAGGACTACAGGCCCATGACAGGAAGTGTCTCGCCCGCTTAGACCTGATGGCGTACATGTCGTTCTCTTCATGCCAACCCTGCATGATACGACGACGATTGACTGCACGCTTATCGGCAGCATCAGTACCAGGATTCTTGCTCGGCCAATGCATCGTGGGATCAACACTAGCGATCCGCTCTGCAAGATTGTCCTGTGCCCGGAGTGCAATGTTGGCGACGAGATTCTGTTCCCCTTCCGTAAGCTCAGGGAGAGGAACGTCCATCTCGTTGTTCATAAGCCGCTGCATCTTACGCATGCGGGCGATGTCTTTGCCGTAGTAAAGCTGCCGTTCGTTGTAGAGAGCTAGGATCTCTTCAGGCTCTTTCACGCTGTACTTCATGCGTAAGATGGCTCCCTATTAAGCCAAGATGGCATGTCCTTAGACAGAATGGATCTTGTACGCTTCTTCTTGACGATGTACTGAAGCTGATACTCAAGGAACCAGTGGGCCATAACACAGTCATCGTATATGGCATCCGGATAGTGAGTTACCTGCTTATAGAGAGGTTCCGATACGTAACGACCGTCTCGGTTGCCGGGGAGCCTAACACGCCCATATTCGTACTGGCTACGGATAGTTGTGACACCAATCTTGGAGTCCAACTTGTTGATATGGGTATGGTGTGACTTCAGCTTAATCTGGTTGTCCTTCATCCAGTTCTTGAAGAACTTGTACTGCTTCATAAACTTCTGAGCAGCATTGACTTCCAGGATGAAGAAGTCTACCGGGACCTTAAGCTTCTTAGCTGTATCCTTCCATTCAACTAACAGGCCCTCCCACTCACCGGTATCCGTATCGTAATCGAGTAAAGCATTGGCCCCCATTGGTGTGAACACCTGGTTCATGAGGAACCGGTAGCCCATCAAGTGTTCGTGAGTAGGAAGTTGGACATATAGCCACCACTGAACAGCCCAGAACTTAGATGGGGATGGGTCCGCTGTAATGATGGACTTGATGAGTGTATTCTTGGGTGGCTTGGCTAGGAGTCTCGGTAGCTGATTAGGCCCGCGGTCCTCATCCCAGCACCCGTCATACTCCTGGTTCTCATAGGTACCACCGTCAATAAAGAACTTGGGCACAAGGGCATCAGCCGGGTCAACATCTTCCTGCTGATAAACCACCTTATAGTTGGAGGTTGGGTGGTTCATCTTGGAGCGCAGTTCACGCCAAGGAAGACGAACAGGATCCAGTAGGCAAGGGGCATGCCCACGTTCGTTCAATGGGTTCTTAGGATCGTATGGCTTGGCCTTACGGGAATGGACATGCGGGTCTATGGCGGCGTCACAAAGTTCGTCATAGTGAGCCTTGAAGATGACATGGAAGTACTTCCGCTCGGTGGGCTCCTGTTCCTCCCCGAGTTCGTATAGCTCAATGTCCTCATCATCTTCAGCGTAGGTACGCTTGTCCAGGTTGTAGGCGTAGATGTCGTCAGCCCCCAACCTCTGCCCCTGAAGGATGAGAGCACCACCTGGTTCCAGACGAGTCTCAGCCTCATCGTCGTACCACATGTAGAACTTCTCCAGCTTCTCGGCCTTGTTGATGCCGAGCATGTCCTCACGCCGGAACAAGTCGTCCCACACAATGATGTGGACACGGTAGCCAAGGAACCCTGAGTCCTTACCGAATGCAGCCCAGGTTGATTCCTTCTCATCGACACTAATCTCACCGAACTGTGCGACTGTGAAGAAGTTACGGGACCAGGGAGCACCGATAGCAGGATCAGGACGGAAGATCCCATAGTCCCGTGTCATCGTGGACTCAGCATCATAGGCGAGTCCTAAAGCGAGGTCCTCAGACTTGGCCTCTACAGGAACCGTTCTGGCAAGGGTGTTACGTAGCCGGAAGGTGTAGTTGCCAGCCATGTTCTGTGTGGACGAGCCAATGAACCCTCGTAGGGTTCGGGATCGGGCTGTCAACCAGGCTGGAATGTCATGGGTGAACAGGGTGGACTTGCCGCCGCCAGGTGGAGCGTTAACTACGATGAATTCCTTGTAGGGAGTGGCTAGCTTAACCCTGACTATCTGAGCGGCTTCCTCCTGCCAAGGGGATGAGATGCGCCCAAACTCCCGAGCACGGAACCGGCCGAAGTCCTCTAGACAGTCCAGAGCTACGGGGGATAGCTCAGACCGTTTTAGGGGACGTATTTCCCCTTCGGGATTGTAGTAGCGGGCTTCTCGGACTTGGTCTCGTAGTCCTAGTTGGGCGTCCATTTTCTTGCCCCAGGACTTTGACTTCCCAACGAAGTCTGCTGCTTCCGCTTGGGTCATTCCCCCGATTCGGAGTTGCTTGTAGTTGTCTTTCTCTTGGGGAGTGGCTGCTGTTCTGGCGGGCATGTGGGTAGTCCTGCTCTGTCGGCGGTTTCTCGCCAACGATCTTTGGCTTCTGTTAACGGTCGGGGGTGGAATGAGTATCGACAGTCAGTTATGAACCTATTGCATCTACATTGTTGGCATACATATGGGGTGGACATAGGCAGCCATCTCCTTGGGCATGACCATACCGTATGTCCCTTTCATAAACCTGTCTACAGGTGGATAACACTCCCTCCCCCCCTCCCCCCGAGGGGCTGACCCGGGTCAAACAGACTATGTGATGTGATGTCGAATGGGTAAATGAATGTTGGAATGATGAGTGAGTGAGCTGGTGTGTTGTGTGTGCTGTGTTGTGATGTGATCAAATGATGATGATGATAGATAGTAATATAGGTATGTATTAGATATGGACGCGATATGTAGTGGATATGGGGCGATTATGATGTGATATGGGCGAGATAGTGCTCTATTAAGCATAAATAGTTGTTATCCACACCCTTGTGGATAAGCATGAGAGTACGTACAGGGTGTGTTGCAGTCTCAGGGTGTGACACGTGCCACATTAGGGTGTATTGCAAGGGTGTGTTGCAAGTGTGTAGGGACCGTGGTAGGATGGAGACGGTTTCTTGATAGTGATCCGGACAGAACGGCTAGGGATCACAGCACCTTGACAACGGAATAACGAGCGCCCCACCAACCGTCGTGATGACAGGCTGTAGGTTGTAGTTATTCCTCATCCTTTCCTCCCATGTGGAGATACGAAACAGGCCCGCTCCGAGATGGTGTTGGGCCTGTCGCTGTGTCGTGACGGATACAGCCTGAAGAGTAGTC